AATAGCTGCCCTAAGCATAGCGTCAGGGTTGGGATAAATGGTAGCAGGTTGAGTAGTTGAGGCCATGACACCGTAAGCAAAGCTGAGCAAGCTAACATCACGAAGTACGGCAGCTATGTTAAGCCCAAGAGCTAAGGCTAGTCCAGCCATACCTGCTTTGCCTAGGATTATAGCTTTAGATATAGCCGAGGCTAAGTCGGCTAGCCTATCTTTGTTTGCTTCCCAGCTGCTCGTTATTACACCAGCATGGGAGTCATCAAAGTCAAGGATAGGCTTAAGTGGACAGCTATCGGTCTGTTCGCACTCGGCGCAGTTATGAGGCTCTCCACCTAGGTAATCTCTTATGCCTGCCATATTACATCTCCCTTCTGAGAAGAGTTAGGCTAGAGCAAAGCACAGTACCTTTGGGGGCTTTCCTGTTCCCAACTTCCTTGCCACTCCAGAATCTACTAAGGTATCTGGCAATTTCTCCGCAGTCGCAGAAGATATACCTGCGGCAAGGCTTAACATCAGTCGCCGCAGCTAGCCATATCTCACTGCCCCAGTAATGCCAGTTTTTAGCGTTCTCTAAAGTATTAAAGGCAAAAATCTTCCCCTCCTTAGGGACAGTAACCAAACCCTCAGCATACTCTAAATCAAGCCCAAAGTCATCATGGTTGCTTTTCGCACCTACAAAGGCCGAGTATCTCTTGCCATCACGAAGTGCTACTTTTTTATAAACTTGCTTATTCATTTAGTCGCTTTCTCCTTTTCCTTTACTCACCATAGCCAGCCCCACTCAGCCTTACAGCTTGGGCAGAGCCAACTATTGTTAGCGGCGTCGTATAGTACCTCAATAGAAAAGCAGTCAGGGCAGGTCATGTGGAGTACCGCACTTTCTTTGAGGTCGTGGCAGGTATCACAGACTACTTTGCCAGGCTTCTCACAGTACATACACTTAGTCATATTGGTTGTCCTCCTCTAAAGGGTCTATAGCTTCTGTTTCCTTAAGCGCTTGTATTAGGTCCTCAGTATCCCAATCGCCACACTCAGGGCAGTACCAAAAGGTTTGGTCATCGTTAGGCTTGGCTCTCAGGCATAACCGGTGCGAACCACAACCTGGACATTCTATTTCCCTACAGACAGGGCAAAGCTCATATACTCCAAAGTTGGAGGAGAACTCTTGGTAGCACTCAGGGCATATCCACCAGTTAGTATTAGTAGTCACACTACCTTCCTCCTTAGTACCATTTCCCGTTCTTATCTTTGCGAGTGAAGATAGTCTTACCATCCCAGGGACAATCGGGACAAAGTTCATCATGTAAGGCATCAAGTTCTTTAGAATATTTGGAAGTATAAGCCTCCCTTGCCTTGTCATAAGCCTCCCATACCGTATAATAAGCCCCACTTTCCTTGTCATAAGCCTCCTTTGCCTTGTCATAATCCCCACTTGCCTTGTCATAAACCTCCCTTGCCTTGTTATAACCCCCCCATGCCGTATAGTAAGCTCCACATACCTTGTCATAAACCTCCCTTGACTTGTTATAAGCCTCCCTTACCGTATTATAAGCCTCCCTTGCCGTGTTATAGCCCCCCCATGCCTTGTCATAAGCCTCACATTCTTTGTAGTAAGCCTCCCATTCTTTGTAGTAAGCCTCCCATTCTGAAGAACCCTTCCCAGGTAATCTATCTGTGGGGAAGATGAAGAACAGCCGGAGTCGTAGCTTCTGTTCATTTTTGTCTTTGTACTTACGAATATACTTGACCCGTCCCTCGTAGTCATAGCAATATTCATACTTGACATCATGGTGGCAGTGGGCAACTAATGCTGAGATTCTAGCTGCCATTTTCTCACCTCCCCGTTTATAGGGCATGTCCTCTCCTTTGCCCTAGTTTTTTTTGTACGTTATCCTTCACATGGTGTGCTCTGTGGCACTTCCTGTGAGTGAATACGCTATTCTTAGGGTCTGAGTTCAAGTGGTTACCATCTAGGTGATGCTCAGTTAGATTATCAGCTCCTCTACTGGGCAGGTCATCCCAGGTGAAGAGCTTATTGCAGAGGTAGCAGTTGGGTTGGTGCTTCCTCAGCATAATCAAGAGGAAGTACCGAAGTCTGCTCTTCTGTCTGGACTGCTCAGCTCCCATGCTTACTCCCTTTGACCAGGTTAATAATACCTATCGCTGCAATCAATAGGGCAGTGGCGAACTCGCCCCAGAGTATAGCTCGGTTAGGCTCAAATAGAATAACTACCCCATTTTGTATAATGAGTACAAGACTCTTCTACTAGGATAAGCAACAAATACAGCTGCCCCAGATAAGCAGGGAGCACACAGCGAGCCACAGGACAATAATCTGTATAAGCAGGTAGCGGATGGTCACACTCTTACCTCCTTCTAAAATAGCCCCATTAGAGGCATTTTTTGTCTCTAGTTCAGGTGAAATGCTAGGTGGACCTCCCACCAGTCAGGGTCAGGCTCAAAAACCTCACCATACTGGAGAATAACCTCCAGCCACGAGCAAAGAGCATCGCTGGTTCCTCTCCAGATTCCCTGCTGGTATCTAATTACTGCCATAGCTCTTACCTCGTTCGTGTAGTACTTCTCTGATTAGTACTCGGTATGGTTCCAGCACACAGTCAAAGTTTAGCATGGTTCGGAGCCGCTTGGTAGACAACTTCCGAAGCGCTGCTCTAATATCCCGCTCGGTTATCATAGTTGCATCCATGATTCTATTATACACCTTGTTGTTGATGGTGTCAACTAGATATACCCTTCTATTCTGAGTAACTCAAGTCTAACCTTGAACTTTGCGTTTGTGCCGCCCAACTTGGCATAATTATCCTTGTACTCTGGATGCCTAGCGAGCAATATGTAGGTTGGAGGGAAATTTCTTGTCTCCCCGTCTGTAGGGTATCCGTTTATGGACACGCTTTACCTCCTTTGCTGTTGACTATTGATTCCATGCCTTCAACCTTCTTTGTTGACCTCGTCAACTGATTTTGTCTGGTCTTTTTTCCTCAATCTCAACTTTGACTTCCGTTTGAACTCGTTTGACTCCCTTTGAAGCGATTTGAACTGCACTGGATGGCAACTAACCAGTACAGTCCTGAGCGCTCTGCTTACACTATCTTTAGTGCTTTAGCCAGTCTCATCCGGACCTGGTAGACCTTGTTTCCATCACCTTTAGCCGCTTCATATAACTCGTTCCAGGTTTGGCCCTCATCGTTTGCCGCTTCCTCACCGTGCTCTTTGAGCAATTCGGCAGTGCTGGCAAAGTTGCGGCCCTTGCCTGCGTGAGTTCCGCCTCCTCCACCTGTGCTTTGTCGCTTGATTAGTTTACAAGTGGTCAGGTTCTCACCGAAGTCCTGCGAGTACCAGACGCCCTCTGCTACATCAAGGTCGCCCTTGTCGTAGAACTTCTGCACCACTTTGTCAATCGCTTCCTTGACGGCAATAGTGATGCCTTTGAGGGCCTCCAGCTTGGCGTCCTTCTCGGCCTTGGCGGCTACAGCGTCAAACTCAGCGATACTTTTGGCTATCCTGGATACTGTTTTCATATCGCCAGCGTCCATCGCTGTTCTCAACTCGGCTAAAAGTTGGTCTTTGGTCTTGACCTCTTCCGTCATAGACACCTCCATATTATTTTACTCTATCTTTAGGTATCTATGGCGTTGCCGCTCCATAGCGAATATTCAGTTGTGAGTGACTGGAGATAATCAGGTTAAGTGAGTGTGCTCTGATTTACAGAGCTCTTGTTCTACTCCATCCGGTCCTCCTTCAATTCAATCATCTCTATCTTATCACTTTTGTATTGACAATGTCAACTAGATTGTACTAGACTGGCGGAGGTTGGCAGGAATTGTGGAATATTGGCACTATGATTATCTCGCTGTATCTCTCTGGTCCTCTCATTCTCTTACTCGTTCATAATCCGGAATAACCCATGTGCTCAACAGGATTGCATGAGCTGTGAATCATGTTTTCGCTATCATGTTATTGAACTCATGAGTTGTATTTCACTAGTACAAATGTTCTAGCGAACGATTGTTCTGTAGACCTATTGTTCTAATTGAAATCTCGTGGACTATTTCATGTAATATCTCATGTAATTACTCATGAGTAATGTCATGGAATAATTCCCGAAGAGTTCCATGAAATTGTCCACCAGTCTGACCACGGTCATGCTCCTTTGATGAGTAAAATATAGTTTATCACCCGAGTATGGAAATTACTGAGTATGGAAATTACTCTGTTCCTAAAACTATCACAGCATAGATAGCTGCTAGAGTAGGTCTAGTGTCGCTAGTATAATCACGGGCAGCATGAGAACCAGCGTGACGAATACTGCCCAGAGTATAGCCACCCAAACATCATTAAGTTTAATCATTTCTGATTGACTCCAGTGCTCTTATCTTCTTACGAACTTCTGGCCTATGGTGCACTGCCTCTATATAGGCTCTCTGTATTCCCTTGAACCTAATCTGAGTAGCAAACTTCTCAGAGTCGCTCAGATATACAGGTGCCCAAATAGGTATGTGACAATACTTGCACTCCCAAATATCCTTCTCCACTACTATATAATGGTGCGCACTGGTAGGACTCTTATCACAGTGTGGGTTTGGATAAGCTATACCATTATTACTGTACTTCCCAGCTACCATGCTCTTTTGCTCGCTCCCTAAAATCTTTGCGCCTATCTACTCTATGTAACTTCTTTCGGCTCCCCATCGGGGTATATATCAGATTTGGATTTCCTGGCAAACTAAAAGATAGGAGGAAGTTAGGTTTACCAAATCTCTCTTCTATATATTTATCTACTTCCTCATTTCTTACCATGACTTAGGTGCTCCTCCATAAGGTTCTATCTCAGCCTTAAACCCATACAATAGACTTCCTAGGTATATTATCTTATTAGTATTCTGCTCACCAGGTGGCTTACTAATTTCTGCTTTTATTCTTTGTACTACTGATGCTCTTCTCTTGAGTATCTGTAGCCTAACTATTCTAGTATTATCCTCCATAGCAACCTTTCTTCTACCCCTAGTTTCTAGTTTAGGTTTGCTATCAATCGCTGCTCTTGCTCTGTCTATCCAGCAGGTATCGTGCATAAGCATCCTAAATGGAAACCTCATAAGCTTTCCATCTTTGCCTTTCTTCCACACTTTGCAGACTACCTCATACTGGCCATTTAGTATAGGCAGTTGGCAGTGGTAGCACTTTGCCGTCTTTCGGCAAAGTCTCATCCAGACGTCCACTACGGTACCTCAGGTATTAGTATAAACCACCCCTTGAATGTTCTGGGGTAGGTAGCTATATTATTGAATACATAGCCATAAGGTGCCTTACTAGCATCAACATATTCTCCTGCTTCCTTCAATGCTTCTAATATAGCTGTAGCACCGGCCTCATATGCATCCTGCTTTAGGTTATCAAGTAGACCTATGTAAAGTTCTGGTACCTCCCATCCTTTGGGTCTCCAGTCAATCATTAGGTAGCCTCCTTGTTTATTCTATAACCATTATACAACTATCAATAGTGTAGTGTCAATACAGTATATTGAGCATAATTAGTATGTAAATATATATAATAAGAATATAAATATATGTTATATAATCTTTCATATTCTATATATTGACATTAGCTGCTATCTATGATATAATTAGGGTAGATAGAATAGGAGACCCGTTATGACCGATATTATTACACCTGAAGCAGCTAGGTCAGCTCAAGCAGAACGCCAGCGGATTGAGCCTACTCCTGAGATGGCCATAGCTCAAACTGTTATCCCTTACCCTCGGGATGACCCCAAAGCCAGATATTTAGGCCTGAGAGCGAGTGGGTTTACCATTCGTGAAGCTTTGAAGCTAATTGGGTATGGACACAGTGCATTAAGTATGTGGAGGAGGGACGAAGCTTTTGCGGAAGTAGAAATCAAGCTACCGGAGTATCGCCAACGGTTAGCTAACGAGTATGTTCACCTTGAGTTCATACGAAACTACCGCTTGGTGCTAGAGAAAGACTACCGAGTTCTTCAGCATAGTATCCATCCCGACAAGGACGAAGATGGCAACGCTAAACCCATGAGCTCTCAGGACCACTCCTATCTGTTGAAGGCTCGCTCTCACTATACTCCACAGCAGCTAGAAATCATAGAAGCTCTTATGTCAGGTACCGAGCCTGGTAAGGAGTTTAACTTTACAGACTTTATCCTGGCTGCAGCTCAGACCAAGCAGCGTGTTACTCTTGAGTCCAAGAAGGCTACTTTTGAGGTGGTGACTAATGCCTCGGAGACCGACAGCTAAGCAATCATCTGCTAGCAGGCATAATATAAGAAAGGCTCAAGTATCTAGGATTAGAACCAGAGAGCCTAGAAGCCCTGGTCGGGTTAGGAGGAGTTTAACCAGAGGAAGGAGAAGGTAATGCCAAACGGTACCGAAATGCTCAACGATGCCGAGTTTGAGTCTAGACTTACAGGAATGACCGACAGGCAATTATCCGAGTTTACTGCCCGTCAGTTATTTGACCACTGCCAGCAGGAGAATAAGCGCTTTGCTGCTATTGAGAGCGGAGACCGAAAGCTAGCTGGTATTACTGGTGGTATTACAGGCTCTGTTACCTCAATCATAATAGGTATTATTAGCTACTTTACTAAGCCGAGTAATTAGGAGTATATATGGATGAGGAAAAGCCTCCTAGTCAAAATAATCTACATAGCTCTACAGGGAGTATTTCTCCCATTGCTTCTCTACATGGACGATTTAAGAAGCATTGGTCAGTATGCTCATTACTGGCTGGTGTTCATTTCATGGGAAGTATTGGTTATTTTGGACGCCCTACTGTACTGGGTAGTATTCAGGGCGGAGAAGTAAGGATTAAAGGAATATAATGGCTGTAGCTCAATATACAGTTCGTGATGCCATGACTGAGCTTATGTCTGACCGTAAGCTCCTCATGGAGACACTATATCAGATTGAGGGTAAGAATAGAGAGGTTATGCCTTTCATACTTAACCCGATTCAGTCTGATATGTATGCCTCCCGAACTGGTAGGGATATTTATGTTAAGCCTAGCCAAATAGGAGCTACTACTCTCTTTGTAGCTGATTACCTGACCGATGTTATTACTAGGCCAGGCACTACAGCAGTAGTTATCTCTTATGACGAGTTTATCTCAGGTAGGTTACTCAGGAAAGCTTATACTATATATAACCACCTTCTTGAGCTAGTACCCACTATTCCGCAGCTAGGCCATGGTAGCACTTACGAAATGACTTTCCCAGCTATTAACTCAAGTTTCTATATTTCCTCAGCGGGGAAGTTTAGTATGCCTCGTGGTGAGCCCATTCATAAGTTACTTCTAGACGAGTTTGCCTTCTGGCCTACTGACAGTCCTGAGAAGGTATTTGCCTCTGCTATTCAGCGGGTACCTCTAATTGAGGGAACTAATATTGATATACTCTCTACTCCTAATGGCGAGGCCAATGACTTCTACGAGTTATATGTAGCAGCTAAGGAAGGTAAGGAGTTTGGTAAGTCTGTATATAAGCATCACTTCTACCGCTGGTTTGACCACCCAGAATACAGACTAACTCCTAGTAGCCCATTTGCTTTACCTGGTGATAGCAACACTGAGCTTAGTAATCTCACTCCCGATGAGTTGAAGCTAATGAATAACTGGAACCTGACTCATGACCAGATTCGCTGGCGCCGATATAAGGTAGCCGAGATGGAAAGTCTTAGACGGAATAGCGATACCAGGCTACTCTTTGGCCAGGAATACCCTGAGGATGACATCAGTTGCTTCATCTCAGCGGGTGACCAGGTATATGATGCTGAAGTAGTGAATAACCTAGCAAAGGACTGTTACCCTGCGCCTTATCATAAACTCTATGCTGATATCTGGACTGATGTGGAGAAGGAACTTAGCTATCTGGTAGCTATTGACCCTGGCCTCGGTAAGACCTCAGAATCAGTAGCTACTGTGTGGCACTTCCTTGATAATGATTTTATTCACTGCGCTACTCTCTCAGGACTCTACGCAGGCTTTGAGATGGCTCAGAAGTGCATGGAGTTAGCTAACTACTATAATGGAGCCATCATAGCCCCTGAGAATGCTCTTGATATAGTCAGCCACCTATCTGGCTACCATAACCTATATTACTATACCAATCCAGTAGATGGTCGGATGGATACTAAGACTATAGGCTGGCAGACTAATACTAAGACCAAGCCTTATATGATTAACGAGTTGGCCAGGCATTTGACCCAGATTAAGACTCATGATATACGCCTTGTCAGTCAGCTTAGAAATATTCGCTGGATACAAGGCAAGCGTGGTGAGCGGGCTGTTTCAGTAGGTATGGATGACTACCATGACTCAGCTGCTATTGCTTTAGTTTGTCGCCAAGCAGCCCCAACTTTTAGAGGAGTAATTGGCACTGCTGGCTGGACTGATAACTGGGGAAGAAGGAGATAATATGGTTGCAACTATGACTGCTGATAACATAGTTACCCAGAGCTCAGCTCTTAGGAGCTACTGGAACAAGCGCAACACTAAGCAATATGAGTGGTATAAAACTATTCAGTTAGTGGATGAACTAGCTCAGGAAAACATGGAGAGCTTTGTTAGCTCTGACCCACGCTCAGCCTTTAATCTTATACTTCATATGCTTAATAACCCTAGAATACCTCACCGAGTACCTCCTGAGTTAATAACTCCAGATACAGTTATACCAGCTGGCAGACTTAGTAAGTTGCTTGATACTGCCTGGCAAGATGTATTTAGAACCTATAGACTGTCAGGTCATACTAGCTGGATGCGGGACGCTATTGCCTTTATGCTAGTATCAGGCTGGTACTCTGTCTTTGCTATGGTAAGTCAGGATGGTCAGCGGTGTATAGCTGAGCTCTGGAATCCTGGTACTGTCTTTCCTATGTGGGATGATACTATGACTGAGTGTGCTCATATAGTGACCCTATCATCCACTGCGGCCAAGCGTATGATGGCAAGGAATGGCTGGACTGCTCGTATACCTGACATGGCTGTCAGCCTATACGACTACTGGCTGCTAAATAACAAGGAAGTGTATAACGGAGTAGTTCTGGGTATTCAGCTTGTCAAACCTCTCACTCTGGAGCCTAGGTTTTCTCGCATACCTATATTCACTTCCCCAGTAGGTGGCTTACCTGACACTGGTGTACTAACTACTGGAGATACCTGGAAAGAGGAGATTGGCCAGTCCTCGGTAGCAACAGCTGACCCTGTTTACCGCTCTATGAATAAGTGGTGGACCTTCTCCATGCAGTTGCTTAGGGACACTGCTCAATCTCGTTGGTTTGAAAAGTCTGCTGGAGGTAAGCCAATACTTAAAGTGGCAGACCTATACAAGCGTGGGTTTATTGCTCGCATGGGACCTAATGATGAAGTGGGTACTATAGCAGTACCTCCTATTCCAGTTGAGCTTAGAGCTATGCAGCTAGACATGGAAGCTATGTTACAGCGGGCAGGTCCTCCCTGGGCACTCTTTGGAGCAGGCACTCAGAATATGACTGCCTATATGATGGCTCAAGTAGCTTCTGGAGCTGCTCAGATGGCTCAGCCGTACCACCAGGGAGTAATAGACCTGCTCACCGATATTGATAACTTCTGGTTAGAGC